CAACGCGATCTCCCAGATTATTGATGTTGCGGTAGCTGGCACACAGACAATTACAACTGATGCAGATATTAACTTGGCGGTTACAGTAGGTACTGATGCAAGTACAGGACTAACAGCCAATAGCTCTCAGTATGCGGTTCTTCTGTGTACTGGCGCACGTACAGCACTGCGTTTCATTAATACTCCAAAGCAGAGTAAAATCTATGTTGTTATCAACGATACGACAGGCGGATTTGCGGTAACAGTGCGTGGTGGCCCTACATCCCCTACAACTGGTGTAACCGTACCGGCTGGTGGTCGGGCAATCATTGCTTGGGATGCCGGTCTTGCTACGCCTGACTTTGTAAGCGTAGGCGGCGGCTCTGCTGGTGGCTCTAACACACAGGTTCAGTTCAACAGTTCTGGTTCATTTGGTGGTTCTGCTAACCTGACATTTGACGGCACAACGCTGACGGCAAATGATTTAATTGACTCTTCGCTGACAGCCAACAAGCCTGTATTTACAAATGGCACTAAAAACTTGGTGTCTACTGGAACGCTTGGTGTGGATCAAGGCGGTACCGGCCTTACTACTTTGACTGCTAACAATGTCATTCTAGGTAACGGAACATCAACACCAACTTTTGTAGCACCTAGCACAGCAGGTAATGTTTTGACTTCTAATGGCACAACGTGGGCATCAACTGCTCCGGCGGCTTCTGGCGCTACCAAGGGTCAGGCAATTGCTTTCTCAATCGTATTCGGTCTGTAAGGAACTATCATGGCAAATCCAAATATTGTTAACGTCACGACCCTAACGGGCAATACAACGTATCTAACACCCGGCAATACAACAGCTAACACTCTGTTGTCTAACGCCGCATCTTCTGGTCTGGTCTTCAAAATCAATCAGATTGTGTGCGCTAATGTAAACGGCTCAAGTGCAGTAAATGCAACAGTGGCCATTAACTCAGCCGCCGCTGGTGCAGGTACAAACTACCCAATCATCTCTACTATCTCAGTGCCAGCTAGTGCATCTGTGATCGCTGTAGATAAGACAACGGCTGTGTACTTGATGGAGAACTCATCTATCGTGGTGACATCTGGTACATCTAGTGGTATTACTTACACGATCTCATACGAAAGCATCGCATCTTGAAATAGCTTAGCTATGACTAATGTTGCTTATCTTTATAAAATCACAAACACTGTGAATGACATGGTGTACATTGGCGTGACTAAAAATCCAAGAACTAGGATGAATTCTCACGCCAGTACAGTCACGCCAACAAAGTCAATCATTAAGAACGCCATGAAAAAACATGGTCGTGATAAATTTAAGCTAGAGGTCTTGTTACAGTCTACGCAAGAATACTGTTATGAAATAGAACGCAAAGCTATTGAAGCGTACAACACGCTCAAACCAAATGGATATAACATTTGTACAGGCGGCAAGGGTGCAATAGGTATTTTTGGTGAGACTAACGGAATGTTTGGTCGTAAGCATTCAGAGGAAACTCGAAACAAGATTCGCGATAGATTGCTAGGCAAAAAAGCGTCAGAAGAAACAAAAGCCAAAATGCGAGAGTCTGCTAAGCACCGTGTTATTTCAGAAGAGAACCAATTAAAAATCCATGCTTCAATGCTGGGTAAAAAGCACTCTCCAGAAACTATTAAAAAGTTACGCTTGCAAAAACAAGAAGCGTGGCAAAACCCAGAATACAAATTAAAAATGCATACGGCTGGCTTTGGCAAACGGAAGAAAGGTCAGGTGCAATCATGTCTATAAGACAAATGTTTCCGGGGAGCATAGTGAAGCCGGGGTTCAACCCGCTGGCGGTACAACCGCCCATCTATACTTATGGCCTACAAAGTTGGGGTCTTCAAATAAGTTATGGACAACTTGGTCTTGGGAACACAACGGACTACTCCTCCCCAAAACAGGTGGGTGCTTTATTTAATTGGGCATCGGCAAACCCCGGCACTGATCACAGTATTGCTACAAAAACAGATGGCACTTTGTGGACTTGGGGCCGTAATGATTTGGGGCAACTTGGTTTAGGCGACACAACAAATCGCTCTTCCCCTGTGCAAGTTGGTGCATTGACTGGCTGGGCTATTGCTCAAGGTCGTACTGAGTCCTGTTCAGCCATTAAGACTGATGGTACTTTGTGGAGTTGGGGTGATAATAATCAAGGAATGCTTGGTCTTGGCAATACCACTGATTACTCATCGCCTAAGCAAGTTGGCTCTTTAACCAATTGGTCTAAACTTGCATCGCGTGGTCAATTTACTGCCGCTATTAAAACGGATGGCACTCTGTGGACTTGGGGTTCAAATGGTTTTGGTCAACTTGGCGATGGATCAACAGTAGCAAAATCTTCTCCAATTCAAGTTGGGGCACTAACTAATTGGTTAGTTGTTTCATGTGGAAATTATGCTTGTAAAGCTGTTAAAACTGACGGAACTCTTTGGTCTTGGGGGAACGGTACAGGCGGTCAAAGTGGATTAGGCAATACCACTAACTATTCCTCACCAAAACAGATTGGAGCATTAACTAGCTGGTTGAGTGTTTCTTCTGGAAGCTACAACAGTCTAGCCGTTAAAACTGATGGCACATTATGGGCTTGGGGACAGAATAGTTTTGGGGAGATTGGAGATGGCACAACGGTAGCTAAATCTTCTCCTGTCCAAGTTGGCGCTTTAACAAATTGGTCTAAAGTTGGCACTGGTGGCTACGAATCTTATTGCATAAAAACCGATGGGACGCTCTGGGCTTGGGGCAGAAACCAAGCGGGTCAACTTGGATTGGGTAACACTACAAATAGATCAAGCCCGACTCAAGTTGGTGCTGGGACTAATTGGTTTATGGCAAACGGTGGCAATTCTTTTGTTCTTTCTTTAGCGTACTAAATCATGCCAATAATAGCCACAGGCGTTCAATACTCAGGCATCTGGACAATGCAACAGGTGAATGCCGCTATTGCGGCTAGTACTTGGCCTGTACCGCCGGGGCCAGCTTTGTGGTCGTGGGGTTATGGTGGAAATGGTCGCTTGGGCCTTGGAAACACAACAGATTATTCATCTCCAAAACAGGTTGGTTCGTTAATTACATGGGCAACTACCGCCGCAGGTTCAGACGCGAGTGCCGCTATTAAACTTGATGGAACACTTTGGACATGGGGATATAACATTGCTGGTCAATTGGGATTAGGCAATACGACACAGTACTCTAGCCCCATGCAGGTTGGAGCATTAACAAACTGGTCAAAAATTGCCATAGGCACAAACGGAGGTTTTTACGGTGTTAAAACTGACGGTACTTTGTGGTCTTGGGGTTTAGGTAGTTTGGGTAGGCTTGGTCTAGGTAACACTACTAGCTACTCAAGTCCAAAACAAATTGGTGCTTTGACTGCTTGGTTAAATGTTTCGGCTGGAAACTATTACGCTCTTGCTACTAAAACAGACGGAACTTTGTGGAGTTGGGGTTACAACGGAATTGGTCAACTAGGCCAAGGTAATTTAACCAATAGATCGTCTCCAACACAGATTGGAGCACTAACTAATTGGTCAAAAGTTTCCGCAGGAACTGCGGGAACTGTTTTAGCAGTTAAAACCGATGGAACTTTATGGTCTTGGGGAAATAATACCTATGGTGGACTTGGGTTAAGTAATTTAACTGACTACTCAAGCCCAAAACAAATTGGCGCATTAACTGCTTGGTTAAATGTTTCTGCCGCTTATACATTTTCCGTTGCTATAAAAACAGACGGAACAATTTGGTCATGGGGACAAGGCTCGGCAGGCCAGCTTGGTTTAGGAAACACAACTAGCTATTCATCACCTAAACAAATTGGAGCGCAGACTTATTGGACTAGCATTGTTAATGGTTCTGGAACAAGTTCGTCTGCGGCAATAAAAAATGATGGGACAATCTGGACTTGGGGGAATAACTATTCTGGTCAACTTGGATTGGGGAATAGTGGATACACAAATAGGTCATCTCCAACTCAGGTGGGTTCTTTAGCAACATGGCAATCGGTGGCTATTGGATCAAGTAATATGGTGGCTATTAAACTGCAATAACCTAACATGAACAAAACACTGCACTTCCTTTCTGGCATCCCTCGTTCTGGCTCAACAGTCCTTGCGGCTATCTTGAACCAAAACCCAATGACTCATGTATCCACCACATCTGGGCTTGTCCACGCCCTTGATGGCTTGGCTAATACATGGCACTCAGCGGGTTTACTGAACGAGAATGACCCTGAGAGACATAAGTTAGCGCAGACCATGCGTGGTGCAATTGATGCGTTCTACGAAGACACTGACAAGCCTGTCATCATCGATAAGTCCCGTGGCTGGCCTATCGGTCAAATCATGGGTGCTATGTCACAGGTGCTAGGCCGTCAGCCTAAGATCATTGCTACAGTTCGTTCTGTTCCTGACTGTGCCGCCAGCTTTATCCGTGTTGCCAAACCAACAGACCTAGACGAGTTCATGGCGACTGGTCAACTGATGGATCATCTCAAAGCCGCATACATCTCCCTCCAAAACGGCTACGAGTACGCACCAGAGAACTTCCTGTTTGTTGAGTACGAAGACCTGTTAGCCGACCCCAAAGCGCAGTTAGCCCGTATCCATGAGTTCTTGGGTCTGCCTGAGTTTGACTACGACTTCAACAACATTGATGGCTCAAGCGTAGCTGAAGATGACGAGAACTTGCACGGTCACGCAGGTATGCACGATGTCAAGCCTGTATTGGCGGCACAACATAAGCAAGACCCCCGCGATCTGCTAAAGCATCACTACTCAGCTTTTTGCCAACCAGAGTTCTGGCTTGAGCGTCCACGCACAGTTCCTGAGTTGCATGACCTAGACCTACAGCTTGCCGCATCCACAATGGGTGACTTTGCTGAAGGCTGGAGACTGGCTCAGAAGTTAGAAGCAGAAGAGCCTAGCAACCACCGAGCCGCCTATAACCGTGGCTGGTACTACCTGCGTCAAGGTCAAATCCAAAAAGGCTACAGCCTGATGGACAGAGGCCGTATCGTAGGTGTCTTTGGTAACTCACGCCCTGATGTGCCTACACCCCAGTGGGATGGTAAAACAAAGGGTACGGTCATGCTGTATCTAGAAGGCGGTCTGGGCGATCAGATTCACCAGATTCGCTATGCCAAGCTAATCGCAGAGCGTGGCTGTAAGGTAGTGGTGTCTTGCACTGGCCCACTTGCATCATTGTTCCAAGGCGTAGAAGGCGTATCAGCCGTTGTCCAGCACGAAGCTACCTTTGGCATCTACCACGACTTCTGGGTTGCTGGTATGTCTGCTGTGGTTCCTTTGGGTCTGGAGTTGCGTGACTTGTCTGGTGCGCCATACCTTGATAAGCCAATGTCGATCAAAGGCCGCAAGAAACGCATCGGTCTGCGCTGGCAGGGCAACAGTAAGTTTGAGCATGAGCATCACAAGAAGTTCCCGTATGAACTTATGTTTGACGCAGTAAAAGATGCTGACGCAGAGTTCATTTCTTTACAGCGAGATGAGGGCGTAGACGCTTGCCCAGCTTGGGTAAAACAAGTACCATTACAGTCATGGGAAGACACTCGACAAGCGGTGGCTTCATGTGACTTGGTGATCTCAGCCTGTACCTCTGTCAGTCATTTGGCGGCGGCAATGGGCGTAGAAACATGGGTGGTAACTCCGATCATGCCTTACTTCTTATATGCGATTGACGGTGACAAAACGCCGTACTACGACAGCATGAAGCTGATTCGCCAAGAGGTGTATGGTGATTGGACTGCTCCGTTTGACAAGATCAAAGAGCGTGTTGGTTCTAAACCAGCATTGAGGAGCGTAGCGTGAGCTTTAGATACGCCGCTGGGATAAACAAGCCGGGGTTCAACCCGCTGGCGGCTCAAGGACTTGCCTACAATTTATTTGGCTGGGGCAGGAATGACGCAGGACAGTTGGGGCTAGGAAATGCAACACAATACAACTCTCCAATGCAGGTGGGCGCACTAACCACATGGTTGTCTATTGCAGGTGGATATAGATTTTCGGAAGCCATTCAATCTAACGGAACAATATGGTCTTGGGGGATCAATGTTCAAGGTCAGTTAGGTTTAGGGAACACCACATATTATTCAAGTCCTAAACAAATTGGTGCACTAACTGCTTGGTCTAAATCTTATAGTGGATTTAACCATACCTTAGCCATTAAAACAGACGGCACATTATGGTCTTGGGGTAGAAATGTTGAAGGTCAATTAGGTGTTGGTGATATTACTGTTAGATCATCGCCAACTCAGGTTGGGGCTTTAACAACTTGGAGCAAAATTTGTGGTGGAAGTAGTTTCTCACTTTCAATTACAACAAGTGGATCATTATGGTCATGGGGTGATAATTCTCATGGGCAATTAGGATTAGGTGACATAAGTAATAGAAATGTTCCTGTGCAAGTAGGTGCTTTAACAGATTGGTTAGTTGTGTCTTGCGGGAATTATCATTCAACATCAGTTAAAACTAATGGGACTTTGTGGACATGGGGTCGGAATAACCAAGGCCAATTAGGATTGGGTAACACAACTAGTTATTCATCCCCCAAACAAGTCGGTGCATTGACTAATTGGTTAACTGTAACTTCTGGCCCTAATGTAAGTCTGGCTCTTAAAACAGACGGAACTTTGTGGGCTTGGGGTTGGAACGCCCAAGGTCAACTTGGCCTTGGAAATACTACATCCTACTCTTCTCCTAAGCAAGTTGGTGCATTGACTACATGGTCAAAGATTAGTATTGCTCAACAAGCATTAGCTATTAAAACTGACGGGACAATTTGGTCGTGGGGTATGAATGCCCAAGGACAATTAGGTCTTGGTAATACAACTTATTATTCCAGCCCCAAGCAAATTGGCTCATCAACCACTTGGCTACTTATTTCTGCTAGTGGCAGAAGCTCTTTGGCGCTAGGATAAAAAATGGCAACATTATTAGGCGTTCAATATTCAGGTATCTGGAATATCAGCAGTCAAGCCAATGCTAAGGCGGCTGGAACTTGGCCTACACAGCCTATGCCAACTTTGTTTGGCTGGGGTCGTAACACCGCGCAATTTCCTGCGCTTGGTTTAAACAACACAACCAACTATTCTTCGCCTAAACAATCTGGCAGTGGGACAAGAGATTGGTTGGCTGTATCTGCGGGTACAGGTTTTACTATTGCTGTTAAAGAAAACAACACGCTGTGGGCATGGGGCTACAATGTTTTGGGCGCTCTGGGCACAAGTGCTGGTTCGTATGTATCTAGCCCTGTTCAAGTGGGTGCGCTTACCAATTGGCTAACAGTATCTTCTGGTTACAACTGCACCTTAGCAATTAAAACCGATGGTACTTTATGGGCGTGGGGCTATAACGCTGAAGGTCAAGTTGGTGATGGCACACAGACATATCGCAACAGCCCAGTTCAAGTTGGGTCAGAAACTATTTGGTCTTATGTTGGATGCGGTAATAAAAGTTCTTTTGGAATTAAAACAAATGGGACAATTTGGGCGTGGGGTCAAAATGTTGCAGGTCAACTTGGGCTTGGCAACACTACAAATAGATCAAGCCCTGTACAGATTGGAGCATTGACTAATTGGCTGGCTGTTGCTGGCGGTTACTACCATACTGTTGCCGTTAAAACAGATGGAACTTTATGGACTTGGGGGTATAACGCTTCAGGAGAACTTGGCCAAGGAAATACAACTAACATATCTTCTCCAGTTCAAGTGGGCGCTCTTACTACATGGTCAAAAATTAGAGGTTTAATTTATGCATGTCATGGTATTAAATCTGATGGAACTTTATGGAGTTGGGGCCAAAATGCGTCTGGCGAATTAGGGCTTGGTGATACAACAAATCGCTCCTCTCCAAATCAAGTAGGTTCCGCAACAAATTGGTTCAAATTAGCATTGAATGGTGGAAAATCAGCATCTGGATTTGCCATCACAACAAGTGGAACATTGTGGTCTTGGGGTAGCGGTGTTTATGGAAAATTAGGTCTTAACAACACAACCTATTATTCAGTTCCAAAGCAAGTTGGTGCGTTAACTTCTTGGACTAATGTATCGCAAGCGCAAAACCACACAATGGCTATTGCAATGGCTTAAACTAACATTTTTTAAAAGGAGTCTTAAATGACACATTATGTACAAGTCGTAAACGGCGAAATCAAACAAGTCTGGGACACACCTCCCGCAGAAGGCGTAGGCAATAACGGCTGGCGCAACGCTGTGGAAGTTCGTCCTGCAATCACAGCACACCGTCAGGGCTACACTGCCCACCGCTTTGATCTGAACACTGATCCAGTGCAGATCATCTGGGACACATACGAAATCTCCGTGGCTGACCGCAAAAACGGTATGAAGTCCAACGCAGGTTTTGGATTCCAACAAGTGGTGATGGAGCAGTCCCGCCTACAGCTTTCTCCTAACGCTAATGAGCAGTACGATGCCGCAGCGGTAGAGACGGCGCGTCAGGCCATGTTGACCAAGCAAGCCGCTATTGATGCTGCTACAACTCACGATCAGCTAGACGCTTTGTTGTAAACTGTGTCCTCACACCTAAAGGGGACTGCAATGAAGAGAATACTGGTAATGGGTTTGCCCGGTGCGGGTAAGACCACTTTGGCTCAACACATCCTTGACCACTTGCAAGCAGAACGCAAGACGGTCATGTGGCTTAACGCCGATGATGTGCGTAAGAAGTACAACGACTGGGACTTCTCCCACGAGGGTCGTATTCGCCAGAGCTTGCGTATGCGTGAGTTGGCTGACAGCTACGATGTGGACTATGTGATCTGCGATTTTGTTGCCCCTCTTGTGGAGATGCGTAACAACTTCAAAGCTGACTGGACTATCTGGGTTGACACCATAGACCAAGGTCGTTTTGAAGATACCAACAAGGTATTTATTCCTCCGAAGGAATATGACTTCAGGATCACCGAGCAGAAGTCTGAGAAGTGGGGTGAGTTTATTGCCGCGCACATATTGGATGACCGCCGCCGCCCTGTATTTGACTGGCAAAAAGAAACAGTCCAAATGCTTGGCAGATGGCAACCGTGGCATGCAGGCCACCGTAAGCTGTTTGAACGGGCGTTAGCAAAGACCGGTCAAGTTGTGATCCAGATCAGAGACTGTCAAGGCTGGAACGGCTCTAACCCGTTTGCCGCCAATCAGGTCAAAGAGTTTATTAGCCGTGATCTAGACACTCTGTACCAAGGTCAGTACGAAGTTCAATTGGTTCCTAACATTGTCAACATTACCTACGGGCGTGATGTTGGATACAAGATTGAGCAGGAATCTTTTGATGACGCTACCCACGCTATCTCTGCAACCAAGATACGCAAAGAGATGGGTGTGTGATTGTCTTCACCAACGGATGCTTTGATGTGCTTCACCGTGGGCACGTTGAGTATCTGGAGAAATCCAAAGCGTTGGGTGAGAAGCTAATCGTAGGTTTAAACTCAGATGCGTCTGTACGGGTACTAAAGCCCGGCAGACCCATCAATTCCCAAGATGACCGCATGGCTGTGCTGTTGGCGCTTCGCTGGGTAGATGAGGTCATCATCTTTGATGAGCCTACACCGTTGCAATTAATCCACAGAATTAAGCCTGACATAATCACAAAAGGCGGAGATTACAAGCCTGAGCAGGTTGTTGGGTTCACCTTGGTTAAACACACAGTTATCATTCCTTTCCTAGATGGCCATTCATCAACAAGGATAATCAATGCAACTCAAAGGAATAGTAAACAAGGGTTGGGGTTCGGAGCTAATCTGGGCTACCAACGATAAATACTGCGGGAAGTTAATGACTTTCCGCAAGGGTGCTAAGTTCTCCATGCACTTCCACGCTGAGAAAGATGAGACTTGGCTAGTACAAAGCGGTCTATTCAAGGTCATCTACATAGACACAAAAGATGCTAGCCGCCATGAGAAGATCCTTAACGTCGGGGATACATGGCATAACCCACCATTACTCCCTCATCAGCTAGTCTGCCTAGCAGCAGGTGTGATCTTGGAAGTCTCTACTGCTGATTCTGTGGAAGACAATTACCGAGTAGAAGCAGGGGACAGTCAATGCGTATCTTAGTCATTGGTGATGTCTGTATAGATGAATACAGATACGGCGAAATCCGAAGAGTAAATCCAGAATCTACTGCGCCGTTGTTGAACTTTGAGGATAGCGAAGAGAAGATGGGTATGGCGTTTAACGTAGCCCAGAACCTCAAAGCATTTGGCGCAGAAGTTACCCTGTCTGTCAGCGAGGAAATCTCCCGCAAGATTAGGTACATAGACCGTAGGACGGGTGAGCATCTGCTCAGAGTAGACCATGATGTACGAGCCAAGCCATATAAAACCGGCAGTAAGTACTTTTTCGATGCCATAGTTATCTCTGACTATGATAAGGGTTTTGTAACCAATGAGGTTATTTGGAAGCTCCGTCAGAAGTTTCGTGGGCCGATCTACATGGATACCAAGAAGAAGAACTTGGCTGACTTCCCCGGAATCTATATCAAAATTAACCAGCGGGAACTGTACGAATCTACGTCTATCCCAGATCCAGAACATTTAATTGTTACCTACGGGGCTAAGGGATGTGGATATAAAGATTCACTCTACCCGGCTAAGGTGATAGAAGTTGTGGATGTATGCGGGGCGGGTGATGTATTCCTAGCTGCTATGGTCTATAAGCATTTAGAAACTGGTGACATGGGCCAAGCTTTGCCGTTTGCCAATGAGAAAGCGGCAATATCTTGCCAGAGCATAGGGGCTGTATGCGTATCTTAATTACTGGATACAAAGGGTTTATAGGCCAGAATATGGTCAAAGCTCTGTCAGATCACGACCTAGATCTGTGTGAATGGGGTGATGAATATTCCCTCTATGGAATAGATAGGGTTATACATCTGGGTGCCATCTCAGATACAAGGTGTCAGGATTGGGTAGCACTACGCAGACAGAACGTAGGGTTTACCATTACTCTTATGGAGAGGTGCCAGCGGGCGGGGATACCTATCCAGATAGCTTCTTCGGCTTCGGTCTATGGGCCAAACAATACTACATTTAAAGAAACTGACCCAGTAGCTCCTGCCAATTTATACGCAGAATCTAAAGCTCTTATAGAAGAGTACTTCCATACTATGCGGCCTGTTGCGCCCATCCAGATATTCAGATACTTCAACGTCTACGGCCCACATGAAGACCATAAGGGCGATCAGGCTTCTCCGTTTCATAAGTTCCGCGAGCAGGCAAAGACTGGGACAATTAAAATATTTGAAGGTTCAGAAAACTTTAAACGTGACTTTATCCACGTAGATGAGGTCATCAAAGTTCACAGAAAACTTTTAATTTTTCTAGGTTCTGGAATTTGGAACGTAGGAACTGGAAAAACAATGTCATTTTTAGACGTTGCTCGCTTGGCAGCAGATGAATTTTCAGCGAAAATAGAGACTATTCCAATGCCTATTTTAGGTGGGTATCAAATGTATACGTGTGCTGACATGACCAAATTGAATGGGATATTAAAGTGAGAGACTGGGCCGAAGCAATTATTGCAGCGGCCTGTATAGTGGCCTTCGTCATCTATGGCACTTACATAATTGCATGGAGTTGGGCGTGGTAAATGCGTTGGCTCATCCTGTTACTGTTGTTAGTGTTGGCTGGAGCCGTAGCCAAGAATGGCTGTCACGTCAGAGAGTTCTATGGGATAGGGTACACAATCCACAACCCATCCGAACGCCATCAACAAATGGTTGCTTGGTTAAAAAACAATGCACAGTATTGCAAACCAGAAGACTATGTAGTGATCTGGAACAACCTGCCCATGTGGGCGGGTACAGCAGATTCGGCAGAAGCACGAGCTTTAATTTTGCGTGGATATGAAGAGGCGCTTAAACGTGAAAAAAAATGAAGATCAGTTACGACAAGTGGTATCCAGTCGTTCAGCCTCAAGCGATGGTGCAACAGGAACTGTTTATAAAGAGGGTAGAAAAGCAAAATGCTGAATACGCTTTGCAGGTGCAAATTGATAAACAGGTAAAGAAGTTTCATCAGT